TGGCGAAAGTGAATTGATACCATTGATAACATCTTGTTGCGATGTTTCGAGTTTTTGAACGATAGCAGGTAAACCTAACTTCTCACGAATTTCATCTTGGGTCATATTAGAAGCAATGATTTGCTCACTAAATTCAAACCCTAATGGCTCGGTATGTTGAATATGAAATTCCTCGTTAATTCCAAACAAAGGTAAGATATAACTAAACCATCTTTCGATGAATTTTTGCTTACCATTTACATAAGTGTTTTGGAATATCTCGTAAGCAGTACGCATTTCGTTTCTCGCACCCAAAGCACCCTCTGTACTGATGCCAAATAACGAAGCCGATGTAATACGATGTCCCGAAAAAATCTCTTGTTGTATGGTCTTATTTAGCAAATCGAATTGCTTATCTAAATCGGAAGCCGAAAGGTCTAAAACTGTCGGTGCTTTTGCAGGGTCGTTATTGAAGTTGATTATGAATTTACCAGCATTGGCTTCACCTGCAAACTTCTCCTTCATTTTGCGTTCAATAGTACGCTGTTCTTCCTCGCTTGGCGTACCATTGTTGAACGAAATCAACTTTGACGGCATCATTCCGTTATGGATAGCGTTCAAATGGAACTCACTTACTGCAACGTCAAGTTCAATGTAGTTCATTGCGCCTTGATAAGTAGGTAAAGTATAAGTATCTACTCCAGGACGATATTCCTTGATGTAAATAATTTGTTTTCCACTCTTATTATTTTCGTCAAATGCAGCGATACCTTCTATATCGTCGGGTTTTTGTTTTAAATCCCATTGGTCAGATACATAAAAGAAAGTATTATCTACGTTTGAACGTACTTTATTGTAGTCAATATGGTAAAGCGAAGTCGCAGTTCCGAAAGGATTGTAAATTACTTCTAAATAACAACCTCCAAAAGTTTCAATATCAAGCGCAACCTTGTCTAAAATATCGTTAATAGTTTCGCCATTACGATTGATGCTTTCTTCTGCTAAATATTGTTTGGTTTCGTCTTCAAATACAATACCATTACCAGCTATAAAATTGGCTTTTCCGTTTACAATAGCGTTATGCTTTGCAGAAGTATTTAAAAGCGAAAGCAAATGGCTCGGATATTTGTTATCTGCACCATAAGAAACCCATTCTTGGTTCTTTTTCTCAACAAATTTAGGTTGAGAATATTCGCTAAAATTTATTGTTATTAAATCGTTCATTTACTTATGTCTTTATTGCCTTGTTTTTTGTTGCTATATTCTTGTAAACCCAATCTTATTAGCAATTCTTGAACAAGGTAATTATCATCGTTTCCCCACTTATCTAACTTGTTCTTATCTATAAATATAATTTCTTCTAAACAAATACAATTTTGTTCATCACAAAGTTGGCACGTTACGTTTATACCATCGCAAAACAATTCGTATCTAAATGGTAAAATGTTTATAGACGATATTACTCGTTTTAAACTACCTACTTTTAATTCGGTTGCAAGTACCTTAACTTTCAAACAAATGTGCGTTTTTGGTTATAAATAATTCAGCCGAAACAATGTTTCTATTTATTGAAATACCCTCTACTTCCATTACATCTTTATTTGTACTTGTTGCTAAATATACGCAACTATCGATGTCAAAAATTTCGTTAATATACAATAAATATTCTTCGCCAATAGTAAATTGGTCGCCTACGTTTATTGTTTTCTCGTTAAGTATATATGTATTTAAACTTTCCATTTTATTTATTTTAAAATCCACTATATGCATAAAATGCATATGTATTACCAGCTACTGCTGTAAATGTTGGTGTTGTAGCCTCATATGGTTCGGAATAACTTGCAATAAAAGTACCATTTAAAAAATAATTTATTGTTGCCCCGAAATCATCATACGCACCAACATAAAAAGTATCTCCAGCATTTAGTGTAAATGTTTGAGTCCCAATTATTGCACCCTCATAAAATCCATTTTTAAACCACCCCATACCCATTGCATTTACATTTTGCAATATTATAGTAGCAGTCGTTGCACCACCACCTTGCATTTTAATAGCCGAAGATAATAATCTACCCATTATGCAGTTAAATTACCAATTACATACCATTCATCAGTTCCAACTTTTACAAGCGTTACTCCTGTCCATTTGTTTGCAATTTTTAACTGACCCGATTTACTTCTCAATGTTACACCAGGACCAGCTATTGTAGTTTGACCATCATTATATTGCAAAACTTGTATTTCAGTTCCTATCGGGAATGCTACCGATGCGTTTGTTGGTATTGTTAAAGTATTAGCACTTGCTACGTTCATTTCAACAATCTTACCCCAATCGCTTAAAACAAGGATATAAGATGCAGTTTGTCTATTGAATTGGTTCAATGCTAATAAACCACCATCTAATCTCGTTGCACCATCGTCTACCCAAAGTGCGTAATTATTTGTTATTGAAGCAGTACCACTTGCAGCACCTTCAATATAAACAGTAGCACCGTTGGTTGTTGTTGCAGTACCATTTGATAGTGTTATTGGTTTAATTGCTAATTGTGAAACGATAGCGTGTGTACCCGAAACGGCTTCAAACAATGCACTACTCGCAATTAAAAGCGTAGCGTGGTTAGACCCAGCGCTTAAAGATGTTGTGCTTGTATAAAGATATTGTTTAAAAGAACAAAGATTAGACCCAAGTAAAGCGTATGTAGATGAATTTACACTACCAACACTTGTATTCGTTTGTGCGTTCCAACCACCTGAACCTGCTATCGAACTATTGGCATTTATAGTTGAACTAAATGTAGCTGCGCCACTAAATGTTTTAGCCCCTGCAATAGTTTGCGTACCCGTTGTAATTAAACCCCTTGCACTTGCTCCAGCATCGGGTATATTAAAAGTATGGGTAGACGTAGCAGAACTGATATTGAAATCGCTACCTGTTGTTCCAACTGCAAAAGTTTGTGTTCCAGCAGTCAAAGTGTTTAAAGTAGAAATTCCACTTCCTGCTATTGTCCAACTTCTATCGGCACTTAAATCATACGCAGTACCATTTATAGTAAGCGTTCTTGTTGATGGAACTTTGTTATTAAACGTAGTCCAATCCGTAGAACTTAAATATCCGTTTGCTGAAGATGTTGCAACAGGTATTGAAATCGTATTTGTTGTTCTTGCTAATGGCGAAGAAAAAGTCAAAGCGCTTTCCTTACTATTGAACGTACTCCAATCGGTAGAACTTAAAGCACCACGATTTGTTCCACTTGCAGTTGGTAGATTAAATGTATGGGTATCGGTAGCTGAAGAAATTGTAAAGTCAGTTCCACTTGTTCCTACTGCTAAATATTGAACTTGTTTTGTAAGTGAATTTAAAGCATTAATTCCTGTCGAAAACGTAGTAATTACTTGACATAAATGACTGTTTTCAGTATGCAATGTAATTGTTCTACCACTATGTGTAACATAAACACGAATAGCTAATCTATCAGTTAATGTTAGTGTTGTTTGTGGTACTGCAAGTGCAGTTGTATATAAATCAATAACAGTTCCATTTGTAATTCCTTCGGGTGTTGTAGAATTACTTGCAATTAATGTAAATGAAGTACCATCATATTTATAAAGTTCAACATAAAAAGATGGACTACCGCCACCCGATGAAGCACTAAAATACATTTCAAAATTCCAATTACCACCAGGAATTTCTAATAATGCAGGGTCATTTGCATCGGTAATAAATTGAGTAATATACCCATTTGTATTAATTGTGAAATCAGTACCAGCACCTACGATTGGTGTTTTATTAAATTCATAATAAGCATTACCAAGAATTGTTCCTTGACTAATACTACCATTCATATAGTAAGATACTGAAGAACCACCACCACCTGTTGTAGGGAAGTTTGCTAAAGTACCATCACCACGAACATATTGCGAAGCAAGACCAGCACCTGTAATTGCAATCGTACCATTTGAAGTTAATGGTGAATTAGATACAGTAAATGCGCTTGGCATTGTTATACCAACGCTTGTTAAACCAACATCAGTAAATGTAGCAAATGAACCATCGCCACGAACGTATTGCGATGTAGTACCTGCTAATAATAAATTTCCATCAATTTGTACATCGGTAGAAGACAATAGTAATGGCGTATCGTTACCAAAACCATCGGTAATTCGCTTTTTAGTACCAGTGATAACATTGTTATCGGTTACTTTTAATAAGCTATCGTAGGTTTCTGCTACGATTTGTCCTGTAAGTGTACTTCCCATTATGCGTTATAAACTTTAAAATCTTCGTCTTGGCCATCGTATTGAGTATAGTCGGCAGGTTCGCCAACTAACTTCATTTTACCCGAACCTAATAATCTCTTAATGCTTGGTGAAATTCGGCTTTCAAAAACCTCGTAACTCCAAAACCCTTCTTCTTTATATAAAAAATTTGCATTTACGTTAATGCCAAAAGCGCAATATCTATCAATATAAAAAGATTGGTTGAATAAGGATATTGAAACAACCTCTTTAGTAATATCGTTTGTAAATTCAAAAAGATAAATAGACCCTTCTTGTATTTGTGGGTCATCGAAATGAAGCACAACGTAAGCAGTCTGTCCCTTCGTTAAAAGTATCATATTAATAAATATAAAAACCTAAAAACACAAACACCTATATATTGTATTTCTTTTCTTTTCTTTTCTTTTCTTTTGTTGAATTTTGTTGAACAAAAATTTATTTTGTTTAACACTTGTTGAAATATCGTTGTAACTCGTTGATAATCAAGAAGAAAAAAATTTCTTTTTTTTTACTTTTTTTCTTGCATTTAAAAATAATATGTATATTTGCATATGCAACGCACGAAGCGAAGCAGTAAACCAAAAACAAAAAACAATGATTAAATTAAAGCAAGATTTCTACGGAAATCAAGATTACGGAAAACGTGCATTTTGGATTTTAGATGCACAAGGCAATTACTCATTTGAATTTGTCTTTATAGAAGACCTTGAAGAATGGATTGATTGGAAACGAAGTGAAGGTAAGTCCCTTGAAATTGAATACGCAGATGGAAGTTTGCGTGTATATGGTAATTAATTATTAACAAATCGGGTGGTCTAAAAAGCCACCCTTTAAAAAACTCAAAATTATGACTTTAGAAATCGCAATCTTTTTAGCTATTCCGTTTATCGGACTTATCGCATTTGCAGGTCTTTGTGATTATGTAACAGCAAAAATCAATCAAGTAAAAACCAATAAAAAATAAACCATGAACCAATTACAATTAGAACAACTAAAATCAATGTTAAGAATTTTAGAAGCATCGCAAAAATATACCGAAGATTTATTAGATACAAAATTGGAAAACCACGCTTATTGTTACGGATATTCAATCGGTACAATAAAATACTTAAAGCAATTATTAAACTCTTTTATTGAAGAAGAAGAATACGCAATAGAAGTAGAAAGCGAGGAAAACTTTAGCGATGGCTACGACGATGGAGGGTGTGGCCATGACCAAAATGAAGCGTACTACGAAAGTCCGTTAGAACGCTTATAAACAAATAAGGGTGGAAGCAATAAAGCAACCACCCTTTTCTTTTTTAGTTAATTTGATTAGTCAATCAAACCACCAATGATTGATGATAACACTTCAGGAGCAAGAGCAGGTTCTTGACCACTAAAGGTTAATTCATATCCACTTCTATCTCCAGAAGCAGTACCACTTGCAGAAGTTCCACCTGTAATATCCAATCCGTTAGTTTGACCTAAATACCAATACTTACCATTTCTATCTTCAGCGATAGCAACCAAAGTATTTTTAGCTAATAACAAGATTTCGTTACGAGTGTTCGCTTGTAATTTGTTAAGAATGATTGTCAATTCTTGTGCGTAGAATACGCTTCCGTTTTGAACATTCGCTGTAATGGTTTCGGTGAAAGAAGAAGTTTCTTTTACCAATTCATATTTGTAGAAAAATTTACCTACTGCTAATTGAATATCGGTAATAACACCATCGGTTTCGGTGTCTACTGATACGTTTTCGCTTTCGATAAATAAGACTGATTTTAAGCCACCTAAACTGTCTTTGCAATCTAAAGTGTACCCTTGAGTTAAAGCACAAGCCATATTTTTTTTCGAGTTATTAAAAAAGGGTAGGCAGTTTACCACCTACCCCTCTTTATGTTAAAATTTAATTAATTAATTATGCTTCGGCTAAACCAAACCAAACTACTTCAGTTGGGAAAGCATAGTTTACGCCCATTTTGAACTCGGCAACGAAACGCATTTCGTCAGCTTCTTTCGCATAGAACAACTCAAATCTTTCTTCTTCGTTTAATAAATCTACACCTAAATAAAGGTTAGACAAACGAGTAGCAACCATTTGGTCAGTTCCGTTCAATCCGTTAACTGCAACTAATTTCACGTTAGTACCAGGAAGTACGATTTCGAAATCAACGCTTTCAGCAGCATAATGGAACAAGTTAGCTTCTTTCAAAGCAACAGTGTAAGTACGGAAAGTGTCCATACCAACGAAGATAACTACATCACCATTTGCAACGATAGAAGCAGGGATTGCAGTGTAAACGTCATCAACTAAACCAATGATGTTAGAAGAAGTAATTGAAGTTGCTTCCGAAGTATTACCAACTACAACACCAGTTACAGGAGTTCCACTTGGAGCAATAAGTTTCAATAAACCATCGAAACGTGCTAATTGAGCATTTGAAGATGCAGTATCACCTTGCCATAAAGCAGTTTCTAATGCAGCACCGATAACTTCAATTTTCTTTGCAGAATACTCGTCAGCGAATGGCATGTAATCATAGTAAGAACCTGCACGTAATGCTTTTTGAGTATATTTCGCCTCGAATGCTTTAGGGCAAATGCTTTCGTTTACTTTGATTTTACCAGGTGCTACCGAACGCTGAGTAAACGCAGTAGTACCACTTGAAGAAAAACCACAAGTACCACCTGCTTGGAATACAGCGTTGGTTTCCATGATGTTAATTTTTTCTGATGATTTTACGCCCACCATTACGTTACCAGCACCCTCAATAAGTTGAGCAGTTTTTGGTTTGAATACAAGGGAAGTAGCAAGTTGTTGCTCGTTCTCTTTTACATAGTTAGTTAAACCAGTTAAATCTAAAGCCATTTTAATTATTTTTTAAGTGTTTGAAAAATGTTTTGTAATTTTTTGTAGGCATCGGCTTTGCTTACTTTGTTTTGTGCCGAAAAAGCATTTTTAGGTGCTTGGGTTTCTTGTGCAGTTTCTACTTTAGCGAATGCGTCCATGAACTCTACCAATTTTTTGGTTACGTCGTTTAACAAATCCACTTTGCTTTCAACTTCAGCAAGTTTAGAATTGAATGCTTCACTGATTTCAGCGAACCTATCAACTTGTGGTTCAGCAATAACTTCTTCTTCGATTGAAGGTTTAGCGTCTTCGTCTTCTTCGGACATTTCAACATCTACTTCAACTTCATTTCCGTCAGCTTCTACCATTTTAACTTCGGCAATCATGCCTTCTTCGGTAACTACGATAATAGTTCCGTCTTCTAATTCGTGTTCGCCAACAGGAGCAGGAATTTCTCCGTCTGGAGTAATTACCGAAATCATACCACCAGCTTCTAACTTGTCGAACTTAACAATAGTTCCGTCAGCTAAAACACCTTCAGCAAATTCAATAGTAACTTCTTCTTGGGAAACCACTTCTGCAACTTGGTCTGCAAACAACAAACTTTTGATTTGTTCTAATGCTTTCTTTGCTTCCATAATTTTTTAAGTATAAGTATAAATATATAATTGATTGTTATTTGCAACTTAAATACCAGCTTGTGCTAATATATTTTTGATTTGAGAAACCATTAATTCTTCTTTTGTTAATCTATCAGCGTAGCCGAATATCCCTTCAACACTAAATCCTTGAAATTCTCCACTCTTTACCTTTGCCCAAATATCCTCGTTATCTACTTTGTAGCTACCGAACCAAGAACCATCTTTTGCGTCTTCAAATCCTTTGATTGGCATCTTGCCCATGTCACGATTTACAATCCAACTTTCGAACATGGTAACGCCTTCAATCGCTTTAGATGAGTCGTGCATTTCGTTTACGTTTGATTGATAACCCTTCTTAAAAAACTTCTCTGCGATTTGTTGAATAGTATCGGCATCGAATACAACATAGTGTTCACCGAACTCTTCATTGTTTCTATAAATAGGCATATCTGCAATCATCAATGCGCCACTTAAAATACGTTTGTCTTCGCTTATAATCTCGAACTTTTGACGTTCTTTAAAAGCAAGGAAATTGCGTTGTATGGCAGGTCTATCAACCAATGCCACAAAATCAACTTCGGCTTCGTCTTCCAAATCCGAACTGATTATAAGTTTATAAATAGGTAAGTCCATATTCTTAAATATAAATTTGTTTATAATGTGGCAGCTGCCTTAATTTTTGCTACCCTATCTTGGCTATCTGTAATATCACGTTCTACAACGAATGCTTTTACGGCAGTTTGATTTTGCACGTTTACATCAGTTGTACCAACAGTTTGCGTATTTGTTACTTGCACTGCTGCACCTATTGGTGCTTGTGTAGGAACTCCACCACCACTAATTGGATTTGCTGCACCTTGTGCGCCACCTGCACCACCTGCACCACCAGGAACTTTAACCGAAGTAATTTGCTTAACAGTACGAATACCATTGGCTATAATTGCAGCAGCCGATGCAAAACGTGCAATAGTTGAGAATGGTTGTGGCAACGTAGATTTCTCTTTCAATGCTTCCGTAGCACCTTGATAAGTATTGATTAACGCAGTAGCTATACCCAATGCTTTACCAGCAGCAGTTTGTTGCCCAAGCACCGAACCTAAATCATCAAGTAATTTTATTGTTTCACCTACTTGTTTTTTCTTATGTTCCGTTTCGGCATCTTCTATTGCTCTTCTTGCATTTGAATTTTCTTCTAATATTTTAGTACGTTCTTCTTCAGTTAAAGAAGTATTATTTAATATTGCCTCACGTTGAGCATCAATAATTGCCAAGTCATTTGCAAAATCTCCTTCTACTTTTGCAATAGCTTCTGCATCTTTTGTAAGTTGAGTTTCAAAATCTTTTGCATCTTGTTCTTTTTGCTTTTCTCTTTTTTCCCTTTCGTATTCTTCAGTTATTGCATCAATGTTGGTATTGAACTCTTTTGCCTTTGCAAGTTTATCATTATACTCGGTTGTAAGTTCCTCAATATCTCTTTCAAATTCAGAAAGTTTTGCAAGGCGATTTTCTTCAGCAGTTTTAGCATTTAAATCTTGAAGTTCTTTTTGGTTTTTCTCAAATAATTCTTTTTTAGCTTGTGCATCTTTTTCCTCTTGGGTCATCTCAACTTTTTTATCATTTGCCTGTTGAGTAATTCCTTCTTTTTTTATTGCAGTTTGTTCCTTTACACCTTTTTTTACAATACTTGTTCCGTTTGCAACTGCAACAGTTTGTATTTGTGCTTCTGCTTCACTTGCTTTTTCCAATTCGGTTTGAGCCAAACCTGTATAAAAATTTATTTCTTTTTGATTTGCTTGACGATTTTTACTTCTTAATTCATTTAATTTATATTCAGTTCCAAATCCAAGTGTTGTAACGGCAGTAATTCCTGCGCTTATTTTATCGAAAAAAGATAATTCAACATCTTCACCAGTTGCTGCTTTTGCAGATGCTTGTGCTGCTTTTCCTAACAATATTTGAGCAGTAGCCCTTGCAGTTACTGATTTTATATAATTAGCACTATTTGCACGATATAATCTTTCAGCTTGTTCTAATGTTGTGGCTCTACCAATTGAGTCACCAAGTTTTTCATTGTATATATCTAACGCTTCAGACTTTGAAATTGCTCCTTCTCTTGCTGCCTTAAATGCGGTACTTACTGAAATTAAATTCTCGTATCCTTTTTCAATTTCCTTATTAGCTTCTTTTTGTGCTTCTCCGTATGCCTTTGTTTCTTTTGTTGCCCCACTAATTGCATCGCTAATTTCGTCCCAATAAGCTATAACAGTAGCTAATCCAACAGCAAGTGCGCCAATACCTGTTGCTATAATAGCACCCCTTAATGTACTAAATGCAGTTACAACCTTCGTCTTGATAATTGCACCTAAATTTAAGAAACTATCTTTTGCTTCGAGTACGCTATTAATACCTTCGGATAAAGCTAAAGCACTTTGGACTTTTAGTAATTGCTTTTCAAGTTCTTGGCTTTCAGTACCGAATAAACCTATTGCACCTTGTACACCTGCAAATCCACCTGCTACACCTTGAAGCGCAGAAGAAAATGCACGAAACTTTGCATCGGGATTTAAGGCATCAATTCTATTTTTTAAATCGCCTACTTCATCTTTTAAGTTTGCTACCTTTTGAGCAGCAGCTAATGCTTCGGGAGAAAGTTCACCAAATCGTCTTGAAAGGTCTACTGCATTTTGTTGCGCTTCCCTTAATTCCTGTCTTATACTTTTGACCGACTTTTCCGTTTGGGAAGCATCGGTCGTTATCTTTAACGCTATTTCTTCAGTTGCCATGATTTATTTTTAGTATGTGCTGTAATCTCCTGTATAATTATAAATATAACCTTCATCGCTTGTCGGCTCAAGTATTCTAATGAAAGTAAAATATCCACCAATACCACTACCAACAACAGGAGTTCCGTTACCAAATAATTGACCAGCACCGATTGTTATTGTTTGAGTTCCATTTGTAATTGTACCAGTAGCATCAAATTGCCATTGAACGACAAAAGATTTACTAAATGGAAGTGATTTATCCAATGTTACTTTTGGGAACGAAAGGAATGCTTCAACAGGACTTGGCGTATAATCAACATAAACATCAAGTTCTTCAAGCGCAACAATGCGCAATAGTTCTACTTTTGTAAGTTCGTTACCCAATGGGTTATAACCATCAATTTTATTTAGGTAATAAATACCGTTATCCATTCGCACATATTTGCGGAAACTCAAGTTCATTATATCAATGGCATTGAGTAATAAATAAAGTGTTATCAATTTTGTGTCTTTGTTATTTTGGCTATCAATAAATTGTTTATAATAAAAATGATAAAGGTTTAATGTTGGATAAGTACCTATGTTAAAATAAACCTCCCTCGGAGCAGAAAAACATAAATCCCACAATAAACCGCTACTCGTTGCACTTGGGTCGTAAATATGCCCAGCATATCCGTATTCGTATAAACCAGCAGAAAGAACAGTATCTCCATTTTTTATAGAATAAGTTGTTCCACCTACTTTTTTACCACCCCAAAACGCTAATTTTGGATTACACTTTACTTGCTTATAACTACCATCGGTATTTATATCATAAAGTTGGGCCATTAACCTTGTGCTATTTCCTGTATTTACAATCGGTGCTAAAGAAAACGGAAGTTCAATAGGAGTATCGTCTTTACTAAATTGGTTTTGAGTTTCGTATTTTAAATCTCCGTAATTTGCAGTATATCTATTCTTATAAGTTTTACAATAAAAATCATTGTCGTCTTTATATCTAAAAGAATAAGATTGTGGAATAAACTCATTCGAACCTTTAACGCTAAATCCTTTTGCCAAATCTCTTTTATCAGTCCAATCAATAATTTCTCCTGTATAGAATTCGTTATATGGTATAAAAGTTAAATCAAATTCATTATTTGGGTCTTGAATTATATATAAATTCAATAAGTTAATAATACTCTTAATGAAATCAGATTGCTTAATTCCTTCGGGTACTATTGAAGCACCAAGAATAGTTGTATTATAAATTACAGGTATTTTAGAACTTGAAGACAATGAACTTGCTGAAATTATAGATGTACTTTTTAAAGTATATCCCGAACCCATACTTCCACCTAAAATATCTACATAAGAAAAATACCATTGAATACTATCGCCAGGTTCTAAAATTACATTTCTTGTAAATACATTATGTTCTTCAATAGTTGTTCCTGTTCCATAAGAAATAGTATCTGAAACTACTGATTTTATTGCGCTTGTACTATCTTGAATTGATGTATTGATAACACAAGAAGTAAATATTGCCATTGCGTTAGTACCATAAATATCATACGTTAATTTTAAATTTATAGTATTGGCACTATTATTTATAAATCTGTCAAGTGTTGTATTTATTGTTAAACCATTTGAAGATATTGGAGTAATTTCAAGTGGGCCATTTGTAGTTCTTGCAACATAATTTGCAGATGCTAATTGGTCGTAAAAAGCACTAAACTTTTCTTCTCCATTTTGAAGAATTAATTTATCTAAATTATTGCTATCCCAAAAATTTCCCTGATATGTATAACCAGCTTGTGCTATAATTTCATCGAATACTCTTTTAACCGATACGGCAGGTCTAAAATTCATTACATCGTATTGGGTTTCATCGCCATTTACACCAAGTCCATAATTAGCACTTGGGTAAACAAAGCCATCGGCAACTAAATCGGTAGTATCCCAAGAATTAGTAATTGTAGATATATTGTAAGTATGGTCTAAATCACTTAAATCTAAATCGGTTAATAACGTATCGCCTAATGCAGTAAACAAGCCACCTAACGAACCGAATAGTGCGCATTGGTATTGTATCTCTCCGTCTTTAGAAGTTATCTCTAATAACCTTAAAACGCCTACAAATACTTCGACGTTATCAAGCGTAACTTTAACAAACGCTTTCTTCAAAGGGTTGTAGTTTACGCCTACGTTATCAAGCGTATTACTATAATCGTTATTGATATTGAAATCAAAGTAATTACCCAATAAGAAACTATTATGCGCAGTACCAGGAAGTACCACTGTTTTCGAGTACGTTGTTGTACGCTTTTCAAAATCGGATATATCGGCTATTGAATAAGTAAAATCAATATCAACGTTTTTATCCAAGTCAAGAGAAACGCCTTCAAGATATATTTGTGTTCTTTGGGTAGCCATTATTTAGTTATTTTGATATTGTCGTAACCATATTCCAATTCAATGGTTATATTTTGTAAGCCATCGACCTTCGTAATTTTTGGTTCGTAGGTTGTTGCTTTAATCGTTGCAGGAACGTAATAAGTAGTTCCGTTAATAACTTGCTCAACGTAGATTGAGTGCGCTTTAATCAATTCCCATAACCAAGCATGTTCTTCGGTTGTAAGTAAATCCGAATTTAAAACTACACCTTCTGTATAGTTGCTAAAATAATTTTGGTTAGATAGATTAAATACGTTACCTGTATGTTGCGAATAACCTGTATTTGTAAAGTTGTAAGGATTTGATTGGATAGATTTTCTATCAATGTTATATCTTGTCTTCTTAACCAAGTTAAAGGTATAACTATCAAAACCACCCAAAGAGTTTTGCCAATACAAATTTGTTTTTCCGTATTTTGAACAATAATCCGTTAGTTGATAAGTAAATCTTTCGGTTACTTCATCTCCTTCGGTATCAATTAGACATATATCGTATTGGGTTACGTTTGGATTTATAATATATCCACCCATTTCGTCCCAAGTTTGTGGCGATAAATCTTCCCATAATTCCGATACGTTTTCCCATAACAAATCTTCACCACCGATACTTTGTTTATTAAGTGCGATAATACCAGCAAGTGCCGATAAATCGTCAATATCTATTTCGTAAACTTGAGTTGGCGTAGTTGCGTTACTTTCGTAAGTTCTTAAACGTATCTTAACCGCAGTTGGACTTCCGTCAATATAACTTAAAAAGTTGGTTCGAATAAAGTCGGTCTTTAAAGTTCTTGGAGAATTGGTTAAGAATTTACCAAGAGGATTTAACGAAGTATTATATTGTTCGTCGTATTCAACGAAATCAACAAAAGGAAGTTGGCCATTGAAAGCGTATCTCGTATCGTCTGCGTATTCGGTACCACCAATCGTTTCAACACAAACAACGCTATAATTAACGAAATAACTTAAATCGTTTAATGCTTTCCACAATATATCGTCAAAATGTATTTGGTCGTTCTTTATAAACGATTGTAAGAATTGCTTAATATCGCAATACGCAAAGCCATCGTTATTTACTACCAGCTTTACTCGTGCTACTAATGAACTTTGAACGTATACCTCAAGGAATAAATTACTAATTGCGCTATTGGTTTGCACATAGTAAATCATGTCGTTGCTTACAGGTGTCCAAGTTTTCGGTGTTTGTATATAGGTTATTGCCATTTTATGATGCTTCTATTCTTTGTGAAGTATTTATTATTGTTACGACGTCACGCTTTAACGCTTTTGCCATTTCTTTTACTAATTCGTCATTATAATCTTCTACTGCATCAGATAAGAAGTTAGTCGCCTGTGTACCATACTTACCAATTTTAGATGCTATCTTGTAGGCAGTTGCTTCTAATATAGAAACCTTTTTATTGCCTAATTTTACTTTCTTTTTACTTGCAGAAATCAAAGTTCCTTCTCGCTTATATCCTCTTGCTGTTGTTCCTTTATCGTCAAGACGTAACTGCTTATTTTTAATCCATTCTATAATATCTCTTACTGGTGGCTTTTTCCCTGGCCCTCTACCATTTTCTACCCATCGCCAATACTTATTCATATTAATCTCAATAGAATATTCTCCACCCATAAAACTAACAGGAGTTACTCGTATGCTTTCGGATAAAGAACCACTTGCATTGCTATCTCTACCAAGTTTATTAGAACGTAAATTCTTCTCGGCTTGTAATGCAATACGATTAGCAAATACAATAAGGACTTCCTCAATATTGCTAAACTTAATATTGGTATCTAAAACACTTCTGCTTTGACCTAAACTATCAACAAATGCAAATTTATCTGCCATTCTTTTTATTCATTCGTTCTATTTGTTCTCTTTCGTTTTTGCTCTTGTCTTTTAAATAAGCCAATCCGTTTAGCGCTTGTATTATCGGCAATTCCCAAACTTTATCTAATTCAATTCCTTCAAATCCTTTAATAAGTTCAGCATTGTAGACCCACCCCCATCTTGCTTCAAAGGTTTCAGTATCTCTCGCAATTTCTCCTTCGTTGCTTTCTTGTTCTTCAGTATCTCTTTGACCGAATAACGAACTGTAACTTTTGTTAAGTCGTTTATAAGTTTGCAAAAAAAAATACAGGTATTATGGCAATCTGCAAAGTTTGCTTTTAGCATATCTTCTGCAACTTCGGCATGTGCCTTTGCTCCGTAACCATCAACGTAAGGAATACCTAACCAATTACGTTTAACTGGCATAGCTAAAGATGCCATAATTAAATGTAGGTTTCCAACTAATCCACCATCAGCGCTCATAAAAGAAGTTAAATCAACGTATTGTCCGTAAGTAATCTTAAAAGCATCTAAAGAGATTTGGTATTTATTACCATTCGCTTTGATAATACCTTTTAACTTTCCTTCAATCTTTCCATCGTGTAAGAACGCAAGAGTATCTTTCATTGATTTGAACTTGTCAATAGGTAGGTTATCTACTTCTTCTTCGGTCAATTCATTAACCAAAGCAACGAGTTTAACTTCCTTGTCAAAGTCATTCAATGTTTCATCTACGATAATTCCGTAGATATGCTGATAATCTTCAATGGTTAAGTTATTCCAATGCTTCATATTTATAAATATAAGAGTACAAAAAAAGGAACATACCTTATGTTCCTATACAAAATCTTTTGGGTCGCTATCCTTACGAAACTTTTTCCAATCGCTTGATATTGTTATATGGCCACCTTCGTCAATATAATCTCGTAGGTATTGCTTAAATACCTCTGGGTCTTTCTTTGCAATTTCTTTAATCGCTACTACTTGCCCAACTTTCATTTCGTCAAAAAACTTAAACGCTAAATCTTTCATAGCGCAAAGATACTAAATCAATGCGTATTTACCGAACGATTGGGACTTGATAAATATCTTGTTTGCTAACGCTAAAGCACAAACGCAATCGTCGTGCATTCCGTTAGGTGCCGAATACTTAACTCCGTTTGCTGTATATAGATATTCAAATATTGATAGTTCATCTACGATAATACCATCGGGATATTTGATAGCGCCTTGTTGAATTGAAGTAACCAAACCTTCCATGAGTTGTTGCTTACTTGTACTTGTAAATTTAAACCCTTCAATCAAATGGTCTTCTCTTTGCAATTCCTCAACTATCGGGTCGCCTACTCCTGTTGCGTCAATCAATTTAGGTACGTTATCTAATTGACGTATTTTGGCTTTCGTAGTAGACCAATCAGACTGAAACCTATCCAAGTGACAAACGTTGCCATCGTTGTCAAACCCAAGTATAACAGTATAATCGTAAGATTTAGCAAGGTCAATACCATAACAAGTAGCGTTGCCATTGGATAACGACGAAATGTTTTGACGAATAAAATCAATACCAAACGGATTAGCTGCATTCTCTGCAGGGTTCGCCATGTACTCTTGCTCAAACGCTGCTTTAGGTAGCGAAGATTTAGCTTCATCAATCTCTTGAGTTTTAATATGTGGGTTGTCATAGGTTGTATATTTAAATGATTGCCAATCGCCTTCGTTACGCAAATACAAGCCATAGAAGAAATCCTTTCCTCTTGGAGTAGATATAAAGATGGCCTTACCTTGAAAGTCCGTTAGCGTCGGTCTTATTGCGTTATTCCAAGCATCTTTCAAATGTGGTATATACGCTGCTTCGTCAATAATAACATTATGCAAACGTAAACCACGAAAGTTATCCAAACGTTCGCCTGTAAAGAAACGTATCTCGCCACCTGTAACAAACTTGAAAGTCAAGTCCGATTTGTTTGGTGTAGCTATTTCGCTTGGTATTATCTTCGCAATATCGTCAAAGAATACTTTAGCCAACGCATAAGTAGGTGTAACATATCCTGTAATTCTGCCATTTAGCGCTTCAGTTATTGAAATATTCTTACTAATAAGGGATTTACCCCAACGCCTTCCACACATAAGAACTTTAAACCTCGCATCGCTTTCCAATACTGCACGTTGTCCATCGTGTGGTTTATTCAGTTCTATCGTTACTTCCATCGCTATAAACTACCTTTATCTCCATGCCACCCGAAGCGTTCAAATCAACTTGTTCTTTAGGTTTGCCATATACTCGTGTAAGTAAAGTTTCAATAGAATATAAGCTGCCTTTCTCGATTGATTTTCGGATTGCACTTGCGATAGTTTTCTCAAGTACTGTCGCTTTCGGGTTCGTGTAAACTTCTTTAAGTTCATCTATTGTCATTGACATTAATACTTGAATTGCATCGTTTACTTCTGCAAGTTTATATCCTTGCGCACGAAGTTCCGATACATACTTTCTCGGTCTTCCATTTGGGTTTCTTGTTTCGCCTGGTTGTATTGGCTTCAAGTTTTGATTATTAGCCATATCCTCTTTGTTTTCTCTTTGTTATTACCTTCCTTGACCTCTATACTTCTTTGCATCGTCACGCTTGTTCTTATGCTTCTTGGCTTTACCCATTTTGCGTTTACCAAACGATACTTGCTTATTCGATGCTACTGCTTTCTTTGCCATTATAATTTACCAGCTTTTCTTAATTCAATATAAAATTCGTGTGTGTTGTTTAAGTATTCTTTATGTTGCTTCTTATCGCCAAACTCCATATGATGTTCCCTACATAAAGCCATCAAGTTATCAATCGTATCGGCTTGTTTAGTTCCACCCATTCCTCTCGCTTCGATATGATGAATATCAACAGCTAAACCTCCACAAATCTCGCAAGGTATAAAGTCGCTTTCGTCAAACCCAAAGAATTTAAGGTAAAGTTTAGTATGCTTCTTCATTTTACCTTCATAATTACGTTGTACTCATCGCAAAGGTTCTGCAACTTCTCATTCATCTCGATGAAGGTGTCATTGGTGGCTTCTATTGAAACTTTAATGAAAGGTTGGGTATCTTGTTCATCTTCTATTTTGGCTTCGTCAAACATCGGGAAATCAAGTCCCCATTGTTTTAGGTTTGCTTCGTCCCAATTATTCGCTAAATCGTCCCAATCCCATTCGCCAAATCCTACGTTATCCTTAATGATAAACTCTTGTTGTTGTTCTTCGCTTAATCCTTTTGCAATTACAACAGGAACGTCGGTCAATCCTGCTTCTATACAAGCACGAAGTCGCATATTGCCACCAAGCGTAATCATATCTTCATTAACTACGATAGGTCTTAACTCAAGCATTTCGGGAAACTCTTGGATAGACCTTACGAGTTGCTTGAATTTAGCATCTCTTATAACTCTTGGATTGTTTGGGTTCGGTTTGATTGATTTAATATCCATTATAGTGTATCAAGTAAACTATCTATTCTATTTAATATCTTAATCTTAATACCTATTCCGTTCCCAATCGTATCAATATCTTCTAATTCTCGTAGAATTTCTATTAGTGCTTGGATTTCTTGAAGTGCGCTAACATTCATTGGTCGCATTATTCGGCATCTATTTGTTGTAGTTTACGTTCTGCCCAATCAATTCCTTCATCTCCACCCCAAGCATCCCACATCAATTTGCCACAACCTTCTCCGTATGGAGTATCTTTACTCTGTTGGTGTCTACGGAATGCACTCATTCTTGCAATAGTATCTCTACTAATTGGCTCACGATTTGCTAATTGATTAGCACGAACCTTGCCTACTTGCGTTCCACAAGAACCCCAACCATTTTCTTCTGCGTACTTGATTGCTCGTTTAGCATTCTCGGTAGCTGCTTGTGGATAATCGTCGTAAGTTTCTTCGGCATAGATACCTTGCGCAAGTAATGCTTTCCAAACTTCTTCGGCTTTCTCTTTAGTATCGTATATGCAATCCGAATTACCTACTCGGTATTTGCCATTTGAACATTTAAATACAGGCATTAGCTTTTCTTTTTACGACCACGCTTTTTAGGTTGTGGTTTAGGTTCTTCTTCAATTAGTACTTCTTCTTGTACAACATCTTGTACAATATCTTGTACAACTTCTTGTTCGTCGAACTTGGTAGCAACGTATAATATACGCATCATCTCGGCAACGCAAGACATACACCATTTGTTTACAAAGAAGTTTTGGTCAATAAGTTTTTTATATGCGCTTTCAATTTCCTCAACGCTTTCTCTATTCAAGTTTTTAATAAACCCAGCATCTCGCAACGTGTACCAATGCTCTTTGTATTTTTCTAATATTGCTTTTTCTAAATATTCCATTACAACCATTTTTTAAATAAGATAGCAACGATAGATGCAGCGAAGCCAATCATTACCGAAGCTATTAAATTACAATTAAAAGTATAAGAAGATAATATACCTACCCAAAACGATAGGCAATACCCACAATCAAATGGTTTTAAACGATAAGGTACTTTGATATATTGATAACCCTTAACATCTTTACCGATATTGAATTTATCGAGTAACCATTTTGAAAACGCTTGTGGTAACATGGATACTTCTGCAAACGAGAAGCCAACACAAGCACTACCGATAACTAAAAATAACTCATTCATTTTCTTTGATATTTAATTTGACATTTTGAATTGCGTTTTTAACTCCGTTGGCTATTGTGCGAATAGGAATACCTGTATCTTCCGATACTTTTTTATAAGTACCTAATTGTAAATATAATTTTAGGACTTCACGTTCAAAGTAACGTAGCTTTTCTATTGAGTTTTCTGCCAATACTATCTTCGCTTCTACAATATCGTAAGCTGTTTCGCCTTGAGTATCGTAAATAAGATTAGAATAAAGTATTTCATCTGCATTTTCAACCATCTCATCGTCATTTAATGCAATACCTACGTTATTATTCTTGAAGTTTTGGTAATAAAATTTAGATGTTTTGCTTCTAAATTGGTTTAAAGCAATACGAATGATGAAGAATTTAAGGTATTTTTTAGATTGCATTTCTAAAATCTTGTCTTTATCGTATTCGCATACAGTTAAAAACACATCTTGGCGTAGTTCTTCCCACCATTCGTTGGCTATATTCTTGAAGAAAGTAACTAATTCCTTATTCTCGTAATACTCGGCTATTAATTTATTCGAGTTCATTTGCCATATATCTATCTATTGTACTTATTGCTTCATCGATGCCAACGCAAAAAGTAGCATAAAATCCAATAGTATTTAGATAACATATATAGTCATTTTGTTTATTCAAATGCTCATCAGTTTTTAACATTCCATCTTTTTTAAAAGGCGTTTTGCCTTGCGCCTTTAGTTCTATTGCCAATGAAGTATATTTTCCATTGTTGAAAAAGATAAACAAATCGGGTGTACCTTGACCAGCTTGACCAAGCGCTTTGCCTTTCTTTGCCAAATATATCGGCAATCTTGCACCCGAAAGATAATTAGCCAAGAACCTAACCTTTGGGTATTTCAAACGCAAATAATTTACAACTGCAAGTTGTACTATATCTTCAGCGTTCTTCATTACAATTCTTTATGTGCTTCAAGTTGTTTCTCTAAATCCTTTGTATATTGACATAAAGCCATTGCTTCGTTTCTAACTATATCAAGTTGTATGGTTGCTGCTTCATAACGTGCAAACATCGTATCATGTAAATCCTTTGCTTTTGTAGTTAGTGAAGATGCCTTGTCAATAGTTTCATCGTACCCTTTTAAATCTTCTAAATCACGATTGATAATTTGCAAGTCAATTCCAAGCATTAGTAAACGCAATCGTTCTTCTTGAAAGTATCTTAATCCTTCAAGTTGGCTTTGTAAATTATTTAAATGGTTCTTATAATTGCTCATGATTAAAAAGGTACTTCATTGAAATCTTTACCAAACGTATTTTTTAAAACCGATAGTTCTAAATTACCTGCATCTACGTTTCGTTCTCTTTTTGCCTTTGCTTCTAAACCGAAATAAATCCCATCATCTTTACGTTCGTAAAATCTATTCTTACGCCAATCGAAATACAATTTACACTTTCCAAGTTTAGCGCTACCTTTTGGCTTTGCCTTTGCAATATGTATCTGCGTTTCGTTATCCTCGTATGGTTGTTGCGTTTCGTTGTCAATAAATCCTTTTGGTGGTCGCCAAAGAATTATAAAAGCCATTGCTTTACGGAAGAACGATTGGCCACCTGCCGATTGTCTTGGGTGTGGTGGTGGATAGAAAGTAATTCCGTTCTCGGTTATAGGCGCTTGGTCTTGAGGGTGCATACAAATAAAAATATGCTTATTCTCCTTCTTTGCGTATCGCCTTAACTTACCAATCGCATCTTCGATATACAAATCTTGACGACCTGCATAATCTTTCATATCATGCTTAATCTCGTTATAAGGGTCGAATAGGATATTGTCTATCTTGATATTGTTTTCTGCTTCAAATAATCTCGTTTGGTTTATAATATCGTCAAACGTAAAACTATTTTCATCGTTGTCTACGATAAAGAATTTATCCGATAGAAAGTTAATAGCGTTATAAATCTCGGCTTCCGTACAATGCTCAAAATCACTTGCGAAGAATTGCTTCTTACAATACTTTGAAACAAGTTCTTTAGCAATATCTTTATAGTCGCCTGTTTCGGGTGTAAATAAAATATGCCTTTGGTTATAAAGTAAAGAAAGGTTAAGTAATAACTCCAAGTTAAATTCCGTTTTACCCGAATGTGGCGAAGCAAGTATAAAAGTCATTGACCCACTCTTGCGTGTATAATATTCGTCAAGAGTATCGAAGCCACAATAGTCGCCTTTTTGAATACCTTGTTTATGAAACTCCAATATTTCATTCTCAAAGTCGGTTAGTTTTTTTATCATTTTGTTTTTGGTTTAGGCAAACTTAAATAAAATTTTTATCAAAGTTAAATTCTTCGGCATTTAGTTTGTGATATTCAAATGCTCTCATTCCTGTAATATGGCTATCGGTAGGGAAAAAGTATTTCCAACCTTTACCAATTCCGTTTGGTTGATAGTAGAAAAATGCAACTCCTAACTTACCCGAAGTTTTCTTAAATATAACGGAAGCCGAATGGTCGCTTGAAGGGATAATCTTTTCAATCTTAAATTCCTCGTTATTAAAATTCATTTCTCTATTAGGTTTACTAAAGCGTTCCTCAACTACTTTTGCAAACTCTTGGAGTTCTTTTGCTATTTCCTTTTTCATTAGTTTATAGGTAAGGAGAAATTAGAAATCGTTGGTTTATTAATCTTATATTCATCACGAAACCAAACACCTCGCATCTTTTGTTTCCAATTCTTAACCTTGTTTCCTTTGCTATCAGTCCAATTGCCTTCATCGTAATAGTTGTATGCTTTAATAGCACCAATATCTGTAAACCCATTGTCATTAAAAAAAGAAATAACTTCAAATAAACTTGGTTTACTATATTTTTTATTTTCTTTTCTTTTATTTTCTTTTGTTGGATTTTGTTCAACACTTGTTGGATTTTGTTGAACACTTGTTGCAACTTGTTGATTTTCAATACGCTTTTCGGCACTTTTTTTACCAGCACTTGAACGCTTCTCTTTAATATCTTGCATCTTACCTACGTTCTTTAATACTCGTTCACTCCAAAAGTATTCGCCATCGCTATCAAGAAGTTCTGCTTCTTGAATACAAGATTGAATAAACGCTTTAACGAAATCTTGTTCGCATTTTAACTGATTTGACAAGGCAAAATATATATATTCCTTATGTTGGAGTTTATTTTCATCTTCTTGGTGTAGCATTTCTACAATACGCCACCAAAGGCCATAACCAATTCCACCAAACTTTGCCAAGATATATTGAATTTTAGGGTCGCTAATCGCCTCGAAATCGTGTTGGAAATAGTAAGTTTTTTTCATTTTAGTAATCTATTGATTGTGATTTAATACTTGAAGTCCGAAATCTATCTATTTTCGGTGCGCTAAATATACTAATTTCTTTCAACAAAAATCGTAAATAGGATTTTATAGGTTGTCTATTCTTACGCAATACATCTGAATAATACGAAACGCTATACCCATTATTAAAGTTTGATTTGATGAATTGCATATCGGCTTCGCTTAATTCGTTCTTGTTTGGAACGCTTGTTGATTGACGTATGATTTGCTTTTGTTCTCCACGCAATACGTCTTTCATATAATCGTATCGGTATTGCATACGTCTATTAGTACGAAGTTGAACTTGGATTTTATCAAGCCAATATATAATCGTAGAATGATTAGTCAAATTTAATTCGTAGGCCACTTGTTGAAGCGTATAACCTAAATGGTTGTATAACATATACCCAACTAATTGCTTCGCTTGTGCGACCTCTTTTAACCTTGATTTGCTATTTAATATTCTATCGTAGATAACGTCTGACGGAACTCGGTCTGTATGGTATAATTGCGCTGCCCAATAGCACAAATCTTTTGTTGTTTCTTGCATGATTTATTTTTTAAATTTTTCGTTAATTATCATAGGTACTGTATTTGCCCACTTTATCAAATGATGTAATCTCGGATTGCTACTATTCATCATAGAAACTTTAACGCTTGATGGTTGCATCATAACTGTTGTAAACGATTTACAATAAGTTCCATATTTTAAGTACATATCCGTTATACCACCCGATTGGCTTTGAGTTTCTTTTTGGTCTAATTGCACCGAAGTAAACGTAAAAAATAAATCCCCTCTTGAACCAAGAGTTGTATAGGTATTTACGTCTTCGTTCATTGCGCCTACAAATCTAAATTCTCTATCGGTAGAACAAATAAAAGAGTTCATACATTTTCTTTTCAATTTAGTAATAGAGAAGCCACCTATATGGTCGCCACCTTGAGAAAAGGCAATAGATTTAATATTTGTACTTTTATAGAAATCAATGAATATATCAAAAACTTTATCCAAGTTTTTAATTACAGCTTCGTAACCAAGTTTATTTTCAAATCTATATTTGAATTGCTTGTAGTCGTCGTCAAGTTCTATAAAATACTTTACGCCTATTTCTTTTGCAATTTCAAAACAAGCATTTCTTGCATGAGTAATAGTTCGTCGTTCGTCAAAATTATTTCCTTCGTCAATACTATCTGCAAGTTTTTTCTTATCAAATATTTTAACTCTATCAACTCCAAAATTCTCAATATACTTATCAACGGATTTATCTTCGTTATCTACGATAAAATAAATCTTGCCAGTATAACCACATTTATTTAGAGTTTTATAAGTAATTACGTTATCGGGTCTTCCATGCGTAAGTATAAATACAGCAAAATCTTTATTCTCCATATTCTTCAAGATATTGGTTTTTAATTTCATCGCACAATCTTACATATCCATGCTGAATTGCTTTTTCAAAATCAATTATAACAAGCGCTGATTTTTCCATAAAGTATTGCATTTCTTTCGACGAATGTGCGTAATAGTCAGCTATCTTTTCGTAGTTGAATATGGTATGCCTTCTTGCTGCATCTATTAAGAAAGTTTTTTCTTCAATAGGTAAACTTGAATTATCAATTTCTCTAATCAATCTCGTGGTTTTTGATTTGTCGTAGATTTCAAGTATGTGTGGTTTTATGTTTTTTGGAGTATATTCTGGCGCTTGAATTTTAGATGTATATTTTTTTTCATCTATATTCTCTTGGGTACTATTACCAAATAAATTAATTTGTTTCATGGTTTAGGTTTTTAAAAAGGGTGGCTTTTTAAACCACCCATAATTATTACTCAGTTACTTCTTCTTGTGGAACAAATAGTTCGGGTTTAACAATTTGCAACGCTTCGATAACTACCTTTGCGTCGCCTAAAGTAAATGCTCCTTTGTTTTGTGCTACTGCTACTGCATTAACCAAAACTTGTACTGCTTCTTCGTAAGTCATAATTAAAATGGCAAGTCCGTTGCCTTCGGTTCTAAATCATTGTTTGTTGTTGGTGCTACATAATCGTTTACATAGATTTTGTAGTCGGGTTGTTTTTCTTCGTTCTTGTAGGAGTTCGCCCACATTGAGTAGCGCTTTCCTTCTAAAGTAAAGTTAATTACTTCGCCTTTTGCCGTTTGCTTTTTCCAAGCACCCCAGCTTTCTTTTTTTTCTTCTGTCATTGTTTAAAATTTAATTTTCAAATATACTATTTAATTGTTAAAGATAAACCAAGCCGACCTGACTTGATTGGTGGATTTATTGTAATTATTTCGCCATCGTTTGTTACGATTGTAGTAGGAGATGTTATTGCGCTTAAAAATGCTTCACGTCTTTTTATAGCATCTTTAATATCGCTTAACGCTTGTTGCAAACTATCCCACTCTGGGTCATCGCAAGTTGAGTAATCGGTTTTAGAACCTATTGTTTTTTCGATAACCTCTACAGATTGGAATTTATAAACTTCGCCACGACCCAATATAACTTTGTCTTCTGCTATTGGTCTTGATATATCTTCAAGTTGCTTACCAAGTTCTTGCATCTTCTTGGCTGAAATAAGGACTTCTAACGCATCCAAATTGCCATCGAGTATATTTGCCTTAACTAACTGACTTTGATTGATTATAGTGGCTTTATCAAGGGACTGCACTTGCAATCCCTCGAAGGTTAATAGTTGCTTATCCATTTAGTTGTACTTTCTTTTTATCCTTTGCGTCAATAAACTCTTGTTGCTTTTGGAATTGTGGGTACTTCGCCCAAATTGTTTTCAATCCGTCTAAACTATTAGCTAACCCAATATCATAAACCGCAGTTTGTAGATTGATAGTTGGCATTTGTGGAATATCGCCATCGTTTGTTGCGTCGCTATCTTTAGTATCGTCAATTCCGAACAAACCATTCAAGGCGTACTTACGAGCATAGCTTGAAGAAGCACCTGTAATTTGAGAACTATCCATTCCCTTCTTAACTTCTTCTTCTCTTGCCCAACCATCTACCGACCATCTATCTACGCCATCGGTAATTATTGCACTTGCTTTGATATAGTATCGGTTGCCTTGCGCTACCAATTCGTCGGTAATAGATAAGAACAATCCTTGCTCCTTTAAGTGTGGTTTTAACGCTTCTAAAATATCTTCGCATGAACGATACTTGTAACCACCGAATTTGTTTGTTTGACCTTTAGGCGCTTTTAATTCACTTTGAATTAAGACCAGCTTTTCGATTAGGTTTTTCATTATAGATTTTGAAATTCATTGTTTGAGAAATACCATTCTTCTAATTCACCGAACTCGTTAGTAAATTGGATTAATGCTTTGTCGAAGAATTTTTTTAAAATCGTTCCTTCTTTACCGATTGTGATTGCATCTACTCCTTGAGGATTTGCAACGATTAGGACTTTTTGTGACATTAGTTTATTAAGTTTAAGAAATTAAAGATAAGGTTTTTTGTTGATAACTGCAAATTTTCTTTGCGTTCTGCTTTGGCAATCTCTTGCTGTTCGTAAAGTTTCCGATACCTTAACCTTGCTAATTCTATCGGTGTAAGTGAGTTGTCTTTGATTAGTTTCATAAGTTTAAAATAAGGGTGGCTTTTACACCACCCGATTGATTAATTATTGTAACTTATACCTTTACCAGTTTTGGTTATCGTTCCGTCTGGATATGCTTCGTACCAATCTTGTTTCATATTTCCACTATCGTAATAATAGTAGACATAAAAGTATATTTCTCTTCCGTACTCTTTTGCGTATTCAATAGACGCCTTCTTCAAATCTCTTAAATTGTAATAAATATCTTCACCTCCGTTGGGTAAACCTATTGCGTATACTTTGTCGTATGCCATGATTTTGATTATTTAGAAATTGATGATTTAAAAATTTGATTGCCTGTTTGCATAATTAATTCCAAATTTGCTTTTGCGATTAATAAACTTTGAAGTTGGATTGACATTAGTTCTTTTTCTTCATTCCAATCTTTAGTTAAATCCGATTGAGTGTTTAAAATGCACTCGTTTAATTCTTCGATGATTTCTGTTAATGTTAAGTGTTTCATTGTTTTGTGATTTTAAGTTTAAGTAAAGGGTGGCTTTTGGGCCACCCGATTGATTAATAACCTCTATTTAAAAGTTGTGTAATTCTTTTTGCAAATCCATTTTCTGTATAAAATTTAATTATGTTATCATTTTTTGAAAATGAAAATTTACCTTCATAAAATGTTATCATATTAATTCCATCTCTTGATATTGCTTCCCAACCAGCTGTATCATTATACGTTAAAAAAATTCCTTTTTCGTTTCTTTCGTTGTTTATTTGTTGAGTTGTCATAATTTTTCGTTTTGTTTGTTGAACAAATATACAGAGAAGGTATAATAGGTTGTATAAAAAAAATGAATTATTTTTTTAAAATAGTCGTAACTGATTGATAATCAACGAGAAAAAATTCAATAAAAAAGGGTGGCCGAACTAACGACCACCCCTAAACCTAAACAAAAAACTAAACTAATTTACTCCTCTTGGTAGGAGTTTGGCGTAAATCACATAAACACCAATGGCCAAAAGTAGGATTAATGAAACACGCTTCCAAAAGAAACTTTCAACAATTACTTGTTTGCTTTTAACCACTGTTTTTGTAATCGGTACTATAATCTTTTTAGGAACACAATCGGCTTTTACTCGGATATAATTGTTTTTTACTCGTTCGATAACTACGGACATTTGATTGGTGCTATCTTTTAAGTAAATAAATCTATCATTCCATTGCGTTAAGGTATCTAATTTAACGATTGGTGGAGTAATAATTGTATCTCGAATAGTAACGTATTCACGTTCCTTTATTTTACGAGTAGCACAACCACTCAAAATAAAGCCATATAAGGCACTCAAAATTAAAATGTATGTAAATCTACGCATCTTTAGAAATAGTAAATCCTACGCCACCTAATGCGCCCCAAACCATTGTTAAACCTTGTGCATCTATCAACTTGAAGAAGTATGCTACACCAAATACTGCAAAGAAGACGCCAACGAGTGTTGTACGCCAATTCTCTTTTAGCAATGCTAACGCCTTTTTAAGTGTTTCCATACTTATAAATATAAGTTTAGTAAACTATTGACAATTCAATCTTCTCGCCTTTACTCAACGCCTTTTGCATTTCGGATACAAGTTGCTTCTCTTGGCTACCGAATATCCAATTCTTAATCCCTTGCCAAGAAGATGGTTTGTTTACGTTACGTTGTTTAGCAACAAGTACACAGCCCTCACTATCTTTATGGGTATTACCTCCATGAAAGCGAATACCTTGAAACGCGGGTACGTTTAATACTTCGGGCATAATACGTTTAAAGCGATTGCTCATTGATAATATCATTCGATATTCTCCACTCGGTATTGCAGTATTTGCTTTTACCTTATGCGCCTTTACGAAATCAATACTATCGGTATTCTTTAGCTTTCTATCTACATCTTCAAGCGTGTAGCAAAAGAACTTGTCATTAATGTATAAACTACCAAGCGTTTCGGTAGGTGTTAATATCTCACGAATTACTTTTATTTTCATAGTAATGGTCTATTTTAATTCCTTCTTTTTCTTCGTTCTTCATAATTAACTGAACGTTAAAAACGATTGCCGACAAATGGTCTTCTTCTCTATCACCTAATTCGTATTTAGCTAAATGCCGATGCAAACTTTCAAGCGCTGCTTCCGTTGGCTGACCTTTCTGCCAATTATTCTTACCATATTTATTTGCGCCCATACGAAGTAAATATCCAAATCGTAAACGCAAGTAAGAAGTCAAATGATTTACCAATGGTTTATCGGTATCGTCGTCACGTTGGCTTCCACTTTCAAAGATACGCTTGGTATCTATTACGTTGCTTTGGTTTTCTAATGTAGTTGAAGCAGATGCTTTTTGCCACCATTCCATTGTGTCATGTGTTATTGTCATTTTAGGATATTTTTCTCTTAAATGCTTTTCATAAGAAGCATCTTGTATATAGTTATAAAAATATTTAAAGCTATCTTCTATGCTCATCGCTGATTGAATTTGCGCAATCTCTTATTAACTTCTTCTATTTGTGCTGTTAATTGTGCCTTCTGCTGCATTAACATTGCAACTGCTTTTTGTCTTTTTATTTCTTTTTCAAATGCTTCCAATACTTTCATCGTTATATCGTTCAATTAAAATTCTATTAGATTGCTGTTGCGAAACAGTATGATACTTGCCACAAGGAACACAAACGTATTGCACTTTCTTCATTCCACTTGCAGTTGTGCGATGCTTATTCATATTAATATGTTTGCTTCCACAATGTGGGCAAGAATTTCTATCGTCGTACAATGCAACTCCACGATGCGTTTTATGTGGAACATAACTTGATAAATGATTGAATACCTTTTCAAGAATTACAACGTCGTTCTTGCAATACTTAATCATTGATGCTAACGCCTTTTTGTCGTTATGCAAAACAATATCACGCCACAATCCAAAACCTGTTTCAAGTTTACTTCCTATACCCAAGAAATTTGCGATATAATCTAACTTATTGGAATTAAATCTAAACGTACTACGTGCTTGTTTAAGCGTATCAATCGTAGTATATTGAGGAAACATAGGTAAGCGATGAAACAATGCCCTCGTTCTTATCCAAGTTAAGTCAAACTTATCTCCGTTATGGCCAACGAGTTCTTCTGCTTCGTTCGCTATCTTTATAAAATCAATTAGCATTTGTTTATCGCATTGGTCTTTATCCCAATTTAACGAATAAACCTTTTTATCGTTTTCCCATTTGTAGCAAATACAAATAATAGCACGTTCTTTAATTATGTTTGAGTATGGAACTTGCAGTTTATAACCTGACTGCCAAAAGAAACCAATATTGGGACTTGTTTCAATATCAAAAAACAATCTACCCTTTGTTTGTGTGGCCATAGTTTTTGTTTAATTATTTAAACAAAAGTATATTAAAAAAGAAATGCCTTGTTTGAATGTTGAAAGTTTACAAGAAAACCTTTTTAATTATATCAATGATTGTATATCCACCTGCTAACCCAGCTCCAATCAAAAAGAAATAAAAGTGTTTAAACTTTTGATTAATCTTCTCAATATCTCTTGTATTGTTATCGGTCTTTTCTTTAATACCTTCTCCGATATAATCGCTACCTAAAATAGCGTCTTCTATATTTTGTACCTTATGCGATAGTTCTCGCACTTCGGCAAATAGTTTGTCTAATGTTTGCATCTCCTTCTGTGTCATTACTCAACTCCGTCGGGTAAAGGGTAACTACTCGGTACTGCGCATCTATCGGCAACGTAAGGAAGTGCTAAACTAATTTGTGCTTGTACTCCTGCAACTAAATCCGATAATCTTTCGGTAAAGAAAGTAATATTAACATTTTGACCTAATGTAAAATCCCATTTATCGCTTCGTAATTGTGCAATAATATCTTGGCATATTAACATTTGGTCAGCAATAACTTGGTCTTCGTTCTTTTCATCTGCGTAAACCAAGTCGGCAAAAATAATAGATATATTGAAGTTGAAAGTTTTACCACTTATATTCGAGTTTTGCATCGTGCAATACATCAAAGGATAAGTAACACTTTCGCTTTCTCCAATTTCCCAAACGTCACCCCAACCAAAATCGTTAATTTGGTAGTGAGCATCGGCTAAATCATTTAGTATTTTTTTTACCTGCGTTATTGTCATTTGTCTTTACTTGTTGCAAATAAACCTTTAGTTTACTTACGTTCTTTACCGAATAATCTTTAGCCATTAATCTCTATAATCTACGCCAAGCGCACCACTTTCACTTTGGTACATATCGGAATAATTTTTGTATTCCTTTTTGCTATCGCCTAAATAGAAGCCATTTGAATAGCTTGTAGTATTTGGGTGTATAGTATCTACGCCATTACCAGGATTATCGTATAACGGATAATCTGTATTGTTTTCGCACAAGTAGTTTGTTATACGTTGCGCATACCATTCGGCTTTATTTTTATAGTATTCCATAACATCGAATAACTCCGATATAGATGGAACATCGCTATTTTCACTCGTCTTCTTTAATACGTTCTTATTGGTTAGTTTAAAACCTAAAGACATAACCATTTCGGAAGCTACATACCAACATAAGCAATCGGTGATATAGTTGTTTAGAAGCGTTGCATTTAACACGCTTACATCGTCGTCGTTAATTTGGGTTTGTAGTTCTAAATATAAACCTGTTCCCAAGATTGGCTCGATGAACATATCTTGCGCTTGTTTGATTGTAGGTTTAATCAACTTCGGGTCTACGTTATCTTGCAACAAACTTCTATCTTTTAGCGTTTGTTCGGAAATGAATAAGATATTTGCACTCATTTTATTTAATTACTACTTGTTCAACCCAACGATGTCTGCAATAAGGCGTCGTTACACCTGTTCTTGGATTGTGGTAAAAACCACCTCTACGTTGCCAAACCGAATATCCTAATCGTTGGCTAATTTGTTCTATTTCTTTACGAGAATAAACTCGGTCTAATTGAATTAATCTTCTGCAAAAATCTCTTGTAGTATCGATTATTCTTTCGCCTAAACCAGGACTTACTTCGTACGAATAACGAATACTAATTTCGGCTAATGGCTTTCTTGCTTTCTTTTGTACTTTACCAGCTTCGGTTAATTCTCTTGAAATAATCGTTGCTCCGTTTTTGTTAATCTCCGAAGATAATAATAAACCATTGCTTTCTAAATTAGCAATCGAAGCAGATACCATTTGGGCATCTACCTTTAAAGCGTTTGCTATTTCGTTTGCGCTTATTAAAGGGTTTTTTTCAATCAAATCCAAAATACCACTTTGTACTTCGGTAATTAAAATATCTACGTCGGCAAAATCTTGATGTTGCATCGGCTCAAAGTTTTCGTCGAATTGAACCTTACGAGATTTTAAAACTTGAAATTCGCTTTTAGAAGTCCCAAATTCGCTAAATACTTCGATAGCAAAATCGTCTTCTTGGCTACTAAACGCTTGTGGCGAACTTGATGTTTGCAAATCTTGACCTTCTTGTTTTGGTAACAAACCAATCAAAGCACGAATTTCGTTTGGCGTCATGCTTTCTAAAACCTTATTAGCAACCAATGGTGAAAGTGAATTTATACCATTGATAACATCTTGTTGCGATGTTTCGAGTTTTTGAACGATAGCAGGTAAACCTAACTTCTCACGAATTTCATCTTGGGTCATATTAGAAGCAATGATTTGCTCACTAAATTCAAACCCT